TACCCGCCGTGTCGAACGTCTCCGTCCGGACGATGACCTCCTTCGTCGGTGACGCGGCGACGGTCGGGTTGGTGTGCTTGGGCGGCTGGGTTCCGCCGCGGTCGTCCTGACATCCCTGTGCGCCGCCCAGTAGGACGGCGACGGTGGCGCCTAAGAGCGCCACCGTTGCTACCGACTTCCTCACTTGTCCTCCCACCAGTGTAGGTTCTTCTTTCGCTTCGGTCGCGGCGGGTCGTAGTGGTCGAGCACCACGGCCCAGATCCGGTTGTAGAGGCGGTGCAGCAGCGGGCCACCGCCCTCCTCCTTCGACTCGGTCGTCGGCTTGAACTTCTCGTAGTCGATCTCGAGGACCTCCTGCCGGATGAACTCCGCGAAGTCCGCGCGGTCGCAGTAGAAGCGGTACTCGTAGTCCAGCTGCGGGGTCGCCTGCACCGAACTGACGTTCATCTTGATGTTCCGCATCTTCGCGACGGTGACGCGAAGCGTGCGGCGGTCGCGGGCCCGGACCTGCATGTCCCAGTTGAAGCGGGTGTCCACCAGCTCGTCGGGCAGGTCCGCCGGCATCAGGATGCCGTACGATGTCATGATCCACACGGTGCTGCCTCCAGTGTCCTAGGTGCGGCGTGCCAGTAGCCGCGTGAGTCGTTGCGGACCGCGTAGCTGATGCCCGTGGGCTGCGAGCCGGTCCAGGTTCGTGTGATGTGGTCGACGGTGCACGTGTGACGACGGCGAGTGAGGGGGTCGGTGTAGACCACCACCGACCCCACCGCGAACTTCGTCACTCGCTGTCCTGGAGCGGCGGGTACGAGTAGACCTCGTCCTCGGTCGGCAGGTCGTCCTCGACCTGCACGCCCGGCCAGTAGAAGATCATGTCCATCGCCATGTTGTCCCAGCGGAGTTCGTACCACTCATCACTGGCGCGCGGGACGACGTCGGAGTCGGCGCTAAAGCCAGGATCGATCCGCGGGATGACGTCACTGACGAACCTCATCAGCGTGTCCGGTCCGCCCACGATGCCGAGGCAGGTGGCGCCGTACATGTACCGGCCCGAGTACGATGGTCGGAGAACGTCACGGTCGTCCATGTCGATCTCGGCCTCGTACATCGCGTCCTTGATCACGGACGCCTTGAGCTGCAAACCCATCGTTCTCTCCGTTCCATCGGTTCCGCACAGTCCCGGGGTCCATCGCAGGCCCCGGGGCCTCTGTGCTTCCTACAGCTAATATATCCCATCTTCGCATCACTGTACACCGTCGATTTCCAAGATTTTCCGCGCCATGATCGTGACCTGGTACGATACACTGCGTGGGCTGGTTGACGATTTTCCTGATCTTCCTCGCGACCTTCCGCGTTACGCGGTTGATCATCGAGGACACGTTCCCGCCGATCGGGGTGCCCCGTGCGAAGCTCTTGGACTTCTGGGATAAGCACTGGGGTGCGCTCGGTCGATCGCTCGCGTACCTCTTCACGTGTCCGTGGTGCATGTCCGTGTGGGTGGGAGGTGGACTGGTGTGGGCGACCACCCGCTGGGTGAGCGTGCCGATGCCGTTCCTCGTCTGGGCGGGTACGACCGCCGCGACCGGACTGCTCGCGTCACTGGAGGAGTTCCTGACGAAGGAGCGGTGATGCCGTGACCGATCTCCTCGTGCGACGCCACGACTCGACGCGTGTGCGCGCTGCCCTACCTCGGAATGACCTCATCGCCGCTGCGTCCATTGTGATGCCGTCGCGCGGACTGCGCCTCAACAAGTACCCGTGGCAGGAGGAGGCGTGGAACTTCTTCCGCGAGGGCGTGGGTGCGTTCAAGTATGCGATGCTCTGGCACGGGCAGACGATGTCGCGCGTGCGTCTCACCGCCGCGGTGATGGAACCGGGTGGCGAGGAACCGTCGCCGATCACCGATCCCAACCACCCGGCGTCGCAGCTCATTCGTCAGTTCTTCGGGGGTGTGCCCGGGCAGTCGCAGTACATGTTCGGCATGGACATCCAGCTGCAGGTTCCGGGTGAGGGCTACGTCGTCGGCGAGTACGACATGGACGACCCGGACATCATCCACTGGTGTGTCAAGTCCACCACGGAGATGAACGTCACCACGGGTCGCGACCCGCGAACGAACCGGCCGGCGAAGAAGGGTCCCTACCTCTGGCAGACCGAGGTGGACGAGGGCGTGTGGAAGACGCTGCCCGAGGACACCCACGTCTTTAAGCAGTGGATCGCCGACCAGGAGAAGTCGTGGCGACCCGACTCACCGACGCGCGGCGCGCTGCGGACGCTGCGCACCATCGACATGCTCGAGCGCCGCATCATCGCGCAGGCCGTGTCGCGACTCGCCAGCAACGGCGTCCTCCTCTACCCACAGGAGGTCACGTTCCCACCGAAGCCCGGGTTCGAGAACGCGGCCGACCCGTTCATCGCGGAGTGGCTCGACATCGCGTCGAAGGTCATCGACAACCCGGGCTCCGCGCAGGCCGCGATCCCGATGCCCGTGAAGGTGCCCAACCAGTATATCGATTCGTTCAAGCACATCGACTTCGCCAACACGTTCGACGAGCGCCTCGTCGAGCTGCTCAACCACGAGTACGACCAGCTCGCCACCGCGATGAACATGCCGAAGGAAGTCGTCACCGGCATGGGTGAGACGTCACACTGGAACGCGTGGACGCTCGACGAGCAGGGCATCGAGGTACACATCAAGCCCGCGGCCGAGACGATCTGCCACGGCGCGACGAAGGGCTACCTCCACCCGGCGCTTAAGTCCGTGGGTGAGAAGATCTACACGAGTGACGGTGAACTCGTCGTCTGGTACGACACATCCGAGCTCGACGTTCCGCCCGACCGCTCCGCCGCCGCCGATGAGGCCTACGACCGTGGTCTCATCACGACCGACGCGTACCGCGACGCGAAGGGCTTCGGCTCAGGTGATGAACCGACGAAGAAGGAACAGCGAGACATCATCCTGCTCCACATGGCGCTGAGCGATCCGACGAACGCGCTCGCCGCCATCGAGGAGCTCACAGGCAGCCCGGTGGCCGGTGCGACAACCGGCCCAGGTGGTGTGGAAGCCGGTGCCCCGGCGGACCAGACCCCGCCGGCCACCGGGCCGGCTACGCCGCCGTCGCAGCCAGGCAACCAGCCCGCTCAGCCTCCCCCACCGACCGCTGGGTAGTTCGACATGGCTACCGTCCGGGGCTACACAGCGGACGAGGTAGACCTCCTCGTCGACGAGTTTGAGAAGCTCGTCACCGCGTCGCTCGACCGCGTGGTGGCGCGCGTCGCCGCCGACCTCACCGGTCCGATCGTCGGTGCGTCGTCCGCGGGCCTCGGACCGGCTGACGTCGCCAACGTCACCGTGCTGTGGCAGGACGAGGTGGACGGCGTCCTCACACCGTACATCGGGTCCGTGTACCAGGGCAGCGCGACGTCCGTCGGTGTACACCTCGTCGATGCGTTCCCGGACGACCTCCTGCCGGGTGTGCCCCTCGTCGCGGACGACTTCGCCCTCGACTACATGAAGGGCGCCAGCAACCGTCTCGTCGGGGTGGGCGACGAACTGTGGGAGGACTGTCGGAATGAGCTCGTCGACGGCATCAAGCAAGGCCAGTCCATCGAGCAGATCGCCGGTCGAATCAACAACGTCTCGAACTTCAGCCACACGCGTGCCCAGCGCATCGCGCGGACAGAGGTGCACAGCGCGTCCGAGGCCGGTAACATCGGGCAGCTCAAGGCCGTCGGCTATGAGAACGACGAGGTCACGAAGCAGTGGGAGGCGACGCTCGACCTCCGGACACGCGACACGCACACCGCGGAGAACGGTAAGAGCGTGCAGCTCGACCAGAAGTTCGTCCTCATTAGCGGTCACCAGCTCGACTACCCGGGTGACCCGTACGGCGCGGCCGGTGAGGTCATCAACTGCCGGTGCACGACGCTCTTCGACATCGACACGGCGCCGAAGGAACGGTGCGCCGGTGCGTTCGTCGCCGCGGCGACGTCCGGCTCGTGCATCGTACCCACACCCAAGGCCGACATCTCCGGTGTGCCGATCAACCACCGGATCAGCATCTTTAACAAGTTTATGGAGTCGAAGATCTCGCCAGCGTGGGGCGGCGCGAAGATCTACAAGGTGCTGCAGCAGGTGCGGAAGGACCTACCCAGCGAGACCGCCGGCCTCGACGACTGGCAGCTCCTCGCGGCTGTGGACCAGTACTACGTGGCGAAGAAGGACACGTTCTCACTCAAGTTCAACGAGTGGTTCCAGTCACCCGCGGGTAAGAAGGTCGTCGGGAACATGCCCGGGCCGGTCACGCACGCGAAGATGCCCGCGTCGGCCAGCCCGATCCAGCTCAACGTGCCGCCACCGCCGAACCCCGCACAGCAGGTGCTCACGCTGCCGCCCATCGCACCCAAGCCCAACCCGAGTGACCTCGTCTTCACGGGTAAGAAGATGGGCGGTGCGACCGGCGCGCAGGTGTGGCGTGACCAGGTGACCGGCCAGCGCTGGCTGCTGAAGACGACCGACCCGATGGGCGGGATCTACTCCAACAAGTACCTCTTCGAGGTGGAGAACTTCGCCGCACGCGTCCAGTCGAAGGCGCTGCAGACGCGGCCCGCCATCTACGTGATGGACGTCCACGGCAAGAAGAGCATCATTCAGTCGATGTTCGACGGCCAGGACGCGTGGCCGAAGGCTAGCGCGTTCGACCCACTCAAGCTGTCGGCCGCGGACATCCACGCGATGCAGCAAGAGCAGATCTTTGACTGGATGATCTCCAACTTCGACACGCACACCGGCCAGTGGCTCAGGTTGTCTAACGGACAGCTCCTCGGGATCGACAAGGGTCAGGCGTTCAAGTTCTTCGGCAAGGACAAGCTCAGCTGGGACTACGTGCCCGTCACACCGCTGAGCCCGAACGGACTCACGTACACGAAGCTGTGGCAGGCGTACGTGCAGGGTAAGAACGTCGACCTGCAGGATCCGACGATCGGTGCGCTGGGTGAGTACATCGATCGGCTTGTCGCCATTCCCGACGCGGACTACAAGTCACTCCTCAGCGGGTACGCGAAGCTCAGGTTCGACAACGACGTGGATCGCGCGAAGTTCCTCCAGGCGGCCGTGAACCGGAAGAACGCGCTCAAGGCCGACTTCGCTGATTTCTGGGCGCGTGCGCAGAAGGAGCGCGCCCTGTCACTGGGTCAGGCCGCGCCGAAGGTCGCCGTTAAGACGGCGCCGATGCCGACGGGTCCGTACACGGGGATCGGTCCGCCACCACCTCCACCCGCGGTGGCCGCGACGACGGTCGCGCCGACGGTTGGTGACATCGGTGACATCACGCAGCTGACGTTCGCGCAGAAGTCAGGCATCAAGGTCCAGTGGGTGATGGGCATCAACGGCGGTAAGAACATCACACCCGGCTACGGCGGCGCGAAGATCTTCAAGAGTCTCGACGCACTTAAGAAGTGGGAGAATGCGCGCGCGGCGAAGGTGGGTGAGACGCCCCTCACCGAGCTGCAGCTGCTGCGTGTGCTCGACGAGCAGCTCGGTTTCAAGGGCAAGCCCAAGACGTTCGAGTCCGTGGTCGTCGACTGGCTGCAGGAACCCAAGTCCACCCAGACGTACCTCAAGCTCGGCTACCTCAAGCCACCCGACTCACTCGTTCCCGGGAAGCCCGTGTCGGTCGTCACTCCGGTCAAACCCGTCGTCGCGCAGGTTGCGGACCCGGTGCAGGATGTGTTGGACAGCGGTGACAAGCTCGACAGTTACGCGGTGTGGAAGACGATCGGTAAGTACAAGGACGGCGAGACGATCGCGTACATTAAGGCACCCAGCGGTGACGTGTACCGGATCGACCGGTTCGACGCCAACTCCGTGGCGGTGT